GAGGTGCGGACAAGCATGGACGGCGGTCGCGGACTGGCTGGCGCCACATGGTAGCCTTGCACCATCAAAGCGATTGTGTCATGAGTCCTCCCTCGACACAGTATTCAGATGGGGGGTGCGCATGTCCGCGATTGGTTTGATACTACTGGCTGCCAGTACGGTGGCGTTTTTCGTGGGCCTGATCGGTCTAATAAAGCCCATGGCGAGAATCGGGGTACCAACCCGGAAACGCGCCGCGATTGTGTTTCTGGCCTCGTTCATTCTCTCTGGGGTTGGGTCGTCCCTGCTTCCCGACCCCGACGACCAAGCGGTTGCGGAGGGTTGGACCTCCGCCGCCGAGCAACGCGCGGCCCAGGCCCTGGAGATCCAGACCAAGGTCGACTATGACGCCTACCGGGCCCGCCAGGACGAGGAACGGCGCATCGCCGAGGTGGAGTCGGCGAGGAAGGCCCAGGAAGCCCGGGAAAAGGCGGACGCCGCCCGGGCCGCCGCCATCGAAGAGCAGAGGCGCGCGAATCTCGTGGCTGAGTTTTCCGGAGAGGGATGGACGGGAAAAATCGTCCAAGGGGAAGGCTTCACGGTGACCGGGCGCCCGGCCCTTCCGGAGGGTACGGAAATGATGCTCTTCGTCTGGAACCCGCTTGGGGATCTGGCTCAAGAGAAAATGACGCTGACCGATGACGCCTTCACCGCGACCGTTTTTGGTACGACGGATAAATGGTACTCCGGGGACTACAGGGTGTGGATTACAGCGGCGGCACCAGCCCTCCAGCCTGAATCCGTAAGGGAGTCCATGGGCGCCCGTGGGGAAAACCTGACAGGGCCCTGCGCCCGAGAGGAAGGGATTTTCGGCAAGACCTACCGCTGCGAGGAAACCGTGCCCATCGTGTCCAATGGGCCCTATGCCATATCCCCAGAGGCCACACAGGCGGAAATCCGGCGGATCGCCGAGGAAACAGCCAAGGCCGAGGAGGAGGAAGCGGCGTGCAACGCCAACGCCCAATGCCTTTTCGACAAGCGCCGGATCGAGGCCGCCGTGGCCTGCCGACCGGCGATCGAACGGCTGCTGACCTATGATTATGAATGGATGGACGGATTCGGAACCGGGAAATTCCTGTTCAGCCATGGCGGGTTCAAGGCGGACGACAAGGGGATTTTTCGGTTCCTCGGCGACGCCTTGAAAGCGCAGAACGGCTTCGGTGCCTGGGCCAATATGATTTATTCCTGCGAATACGACATTGAGAAGCAGGAATTCACCACCGTGGAAGTCGAGCCCGGGAAAATCTAGGCGCGGTCTCTTCCCAGAGACCGGAATCGATGTTGAAGATCGTCGGGGCGGGGGAGAAAGGTAACGCCTTTCTCCCTTAGGTCCTCGACCAATTCAGGCAACTGGGGGGCACGGGTGTACTCTTCGGGCGCGGGCTCGTAGGCGACCGCGCCTTTCAAATTAATGGGGAGCATGCCGGTTTCCCGCCACTGTCTCCAATCGACGGCCCATTGATAGCAGTGGTCGCCGCCTCCGTGGGTGGCGAAGTAGATCGTCACGGGCCCATTTTTGATGGGGCCCGGTTCGCGGATCTGGACACCACGGGGAATGAAAATGGCTCCGGCCTCTTCGAGCGTGGTTTGAATATGCTGGACCGTGCTGTCCTTGAGCGGGTCGCCGCGCTCGAAGCGGGAAATTGTGTTTTGAGACATATCACAGGCTTTCGCCAATTCTCTGACGCCGAGCCCGAGGGCGACACGGGCCATTTTGCATTGGGTTGGGGTCATGGTAACACTGTTGCGAAAGTTGTTGACGGGAAAAGAGTAACCGTGTTTCGATAGTCGGGCAACAAAAACGGCCCGGGAAGAAGTTCCAGCTTCCTCTCCGGGCCTGACCCGAAGCGATGGAGCTAGAACATGCCTCAGGCTGACCCCGACTATACACCGGAACGCCATCTGGTGAACGAACTGCGGGCCCTGTCCGCCATGATGGAGGTCGAGGACGACCGGCCTTTGAGTAAGTCGCCGGGCCCCTACCCCCAGGCGGAATGGAACGCGCTCGCCCGGTATCTGTCCACCGGAACGGGCGTGGCCGTCCCCTGGCGCGTGATGGAGTGTGCACCATGCTAGACCTTTCCTACTCCAGTAATGTCCAGGACATCATCGCGGCCCTGTCCCATGCCGAGCGGCGGCACCTGCGATTTGCCCAGGCCCTGGCCCTGACCACCACGGCCTGGGAGGGCGCGGCGGAGGTCAAGGCCAAGCTCCCGGAACATTTCACCCTGCGCCGCCCCTGGGTGGCCAAGGGGATCCGCGTGGAGCGCGCCGACATGCGCGCGTCCAATCCGTCGGCAAAGATCTATACCCGCGATTGGTTCATGGAGGACCAGGAGACGGGCGGTTCCCGCCGCGCCCGTGGTGCCCATGGGCTGATGGTGCCCACGAACGCCATTCGCAAGGGGGGCACGCCCCAGGGCGCTCCCCTCAAGCGCCCCCGGACCCTGGTCAAACAGGCCAAGCGGGCGGCGGAGGCCGCCGCCGCTCGCCGTGGCCAGCCATTCCGTGGCAGCTACCGCAAGCCCACGCCGTTCCTGGTCGACCTGGGCGACGAGGGACGGATGAACCTTAAGCCGGGCATCTATATCCGGCGGTCGTCGGGCCCGCGCGAGACCTCGCGCCACCCGCTGCTGATGCTCTATCGCACCATCGACCGGGCCACCCTGCCGCCCCGCTGGCGGTTTCAGGCGACGGTGTCCGCCGTCGCCGCGCGGCGGCTGCGGAAGCACTTCGTGGTCGCCCTGGCCCGGGCCTTGCGCACCGATCGCGGCGGTCCTCGCCGCAATTGGTACGTTGATTATCTCGTCGAAACAGAGGGTTAGGACGCCCCTCCAAACAGGATCCCCCCGCCCATGGCCGCATCCTCCCATGTCCTCACGGTGCGGGGGGGCGGTCACGTCCTGTCCGACTGGACGGGGGTGGAGGTCACCCGGGCCCTCGACCAAGCCGCCGCGACCTGGAGCCTGTCCCTCGTCTCGCGGGAGCGAACACCCCGCGTCACCCTGCCCCTGGGGGAGCCGGTGGTGATCAGCCTGGGGGACATCCCGGTGATCACCGGCTATGTGGAGCAAATCGCCCCCTCGGTCTCCGCCTCGGGCTATGCCCTGTCGGTCGAGGGCCGATCCCGCGTCGGCGACCTGGTCGACTGTAGCGCCGAGTCCTACCTGGGGCCCGGCCAGTGGTCGGGCGGAACCACCCTGGCGGCCCTGGCCCGCGCGGTGGCCGCGCCCTTCGGGGTGGGCGTGTCCGCCGGACCCGCCGCGACCGTGGCCGTGGGCAACGTCGAGATCGAGCAGGGCGAAACCGCCCACGCCCTGATCGAGCGCGTGGCCCGCGCCCACGGGCTTTTCCTGACCGACGACGCGGCGGGGAACCTGGTGATCACGCCCGTTCTTCCCGCGGCGCGGGTGACCACGCCCCTGGTCCTCTCCCAGGACCGCCGCCAGGGTGCTGTCCTCTCCGCCGACCTGACCAGGTCGGCCACCGAGCGGTTCGCCGAGATCGTGGTGAAGGGGCAGGGCGCGGGCACCGATGAGGCCTGGGGCGCCGCCGTCGCCGCCGTGCGCGGCGCGGCGACCGATCCCAACATCCGCGCGGTACGCCGCCTGGTGGTCCGCGCCGATAGCGGGGTGACCCCCACCAAGGCCGCGCGCCTGGCGCGGTGGGAGGTCGCCCGCCGCGCGGGCCAGGGCACCACCCTGACGGTCACGGTGGTGGGCTGGCGCCGCGCGCCCGCCGCCCTGTGGGAGCCGGGCGTGCTCGTGCCCGTGGACATGCCCGTCCTCGGAATCGCCCGGGACATGCTGGTGACCTCGGTCACCTGGTCCCAGGACACGGACCAGACCACCACGCGCCTGACCCTGCAACCCCCCGAGGCCTGGTCGCCATCGCCCTATCCCAAGGGCGCCGACGGGGTCGGGTCCTCCGGGGGCTCGGGGGGCTCGGGCGACCAATGGGGCTCGCTCGCCGCCACGCAAGAATAGGCCACCGGGAGGGGCCGCCCATGGCCAACTGGAAACAGGACCTCCGGCCCGCCCTGTGGCGCGGCCTGCCCTGCCACGTCCTCCGCCGCGATGTCGCGGGCGGGCGGCGCGGCGCCGACCACGAATTTTACGGCGCGGACCTGCCGGACCCGGAGGACGCGGGCGCCCTGGCCGAGGGACTGACCGTCGACCTGGTCATCCTGGGCGCCGACTACCTGGCTGCGGCCAGGAAATTCGAGCGCGCTCTCAATGCCTTCGGCCCCGGCACCTACCGTGACCCCTGGCGCGGCGACCAGCGCGTCCAGGTCCGATCGTGGAAACGGTCGGAGGACGTCGAGCGCCAAGGCGCCGCGTTTTTTTCGGTCACCTTTACCGCCGTGGGGCGGGCGCAAACCCCCGCCACGGGCCGGGGCGACCGCCGCCTGTCGGCCCTTTCCGCCGATACCCTGGAGGCCAGGCTGCGCGAGGTCGCCGGGTGGCTGGTCGACGGCACCATCGCCAACGCCGCGGCGCGCGACCTGATGGCCCAGGCCACGGCCCTGTCGGGCTGGGTGACCGGCGCCCTCCCCGGTCTGTCGGCGGTCACCAGCCTGACCGGCCTGCCCATGCCCTCCGTCGCCACCCTGGCGACCTCCTACCTCTCCACCGTCGCGGGCAACCCCGCGGGGTTCGTGGCCGCGACCGGCGACCTGTTCGCGGCCCTCCCGGGCAGTCTGTGGACGACCACGCCCCTGGGCGCCGTGGCCACGGGGGCCGCCTCCGCCGTGCGCGGCGCCATGGCGACGATCTGGGATTTCGACCCCGGTTTACCGGGGATTCCCCAGGTCGACGGCATCGCCCGCGTCATGGCCGCCAGTCGAGCGGCGGCCACCGGACTGATCCGGGGCATGGGTACGGTGACCGAGGTCCGGGCGGCGGCGGCGGAGGATTTCGATAGCCGCCAGTCCGCCCTCGCGGCGCGCGATGGTCTGCTGTCCCGCCTCGACGCCCTGGCCAGCGATTTCGGTGGTCAGGTGGGGGGCGACCCCGTCGTCGCGGCGGCCCGCTCCGCCCGCCTGGCCCTGGCCACCGACCTGACCACCCGGGCGGGTGCCCTGCCGTCCCTGCGCGCCGTCGCGCCCGTGGCTCCGGTCGGATCCCTCCTCATGGCCCAGCGCCTCTATGGTGACGCCACCCGCGCGCCGGAACTGGTCGCCCGCAACCAGGGCAAGGTCCGGCACCCTCTTTTTCTCCCTCCGGGCGAGGACCTGGAGGCCCTGGAGAGATGATCCATGCACCTACGGATGACCCCCGATGGGGTTTTCGACCTGGTCCCCCTGACGGACCAGGCGGTGGGCGATGCCGCCGCCCTGGAAACGGCGGTGCTGGCCAGCATCCTGTCATGGTCGCGCGCGGCGGAGGATGACGACCTCCCCACCGACGATACCGACCGCCAGGGGTGGTGGGCGGACGCCTGGCCGCCGTCGGAGGGCGACCGCTGGGGTTGCCTGATCTGGCTGCGCGCCCGCGCCGTCCTGACCGAGGCGACCCGGGCCGCCGCCGAGGCGGATGTCCGCGCCGCCCTGGAGTGGCTGATCGAGGACGGCATTTGCAGCGCCGTCGAGGTCACGGCGGCCCGCATGCCCACCGTGCCCGTCCGCCTGACGATCACCGTCACCGCCATCCGGGCGGACGGCACCGCCCAAACCGTCCGCGCGGGCCTCGTCTGGGGGAGCACCTGATATGGCATCCCTCATCGGTTTTGACCGCCCCGACCTGGCGACCCTCGTGGAGGAAGCCCGCGCCATCCTCATGGCCTACACGGTCGACGGCGACGCGGTGCTCCGCCGCGACGTCGCCCTGGCCATCGCCACCGCCCTGGCCGCGGGCCTCGACGGGCTCCACGGGCACCTGGACTGGAGCGCCCTCCAAGGCCATCCCCTCTATGCCACCGACTGGCTGGAGCCCTGGGGCCGCGTCTGGGGGGTCAGCCGCAAGGAGGCGTCCGTCGCCTCCGGCGCGGTCACCCTGACCGGCACGGCGGGCGCCACCATCCCGGCGGGCGCCGTCCTCTCCGCCACCAGCGGCGCGGTCTACACGGTGACCACGGGCGTCTCTATCGGCGCCGGGGGCACCGTCACGGCGACGGTCGCGGCGGCCACGCCCGGCGCCGCGGGGAATCTCGACGCGGGCGCGCCCCTCTCCCTGACCGAACCGGCGGCGGGCGTGGCCGCGACCGCCACCGTGGGCGCGGAAGGCCTGGGCGGCGGCGCCGACCAGGAGGACCTGGAGTCCTACCGCCTGCGCATCCTGGCGCGGATCCAAAAGCCGCCGCACGGCGGCGCCGCCCACGATTACGAGGCTTGGGCCCTCTCGGTCGAGGGCGTCACCCGGGTCTGGGTCACGCCCGGCGCCATGGGCCTGGGCACGGTCTCCGTGCGGGTCGCCATGGACGCGATCCGCGAAAATGGCATCCCGACCGAGGCGGACCTGGAGGCGGTGCGCGCGGTGATGGCGGAAAACCGCCCGGTGACGGCGGACGTCTACGTCCCCGCCCTGGTCGCGGGTCCGGTCGACGTGACCATCCGGGGGCTGACGCCAGACACGCCGGAGGTCCGCGCCCGCGTCGCGGAAAACCTGCGCGGCATGCTGCTGCGCGAAGGCGGCCCCACGGGCGGCATGCTGCGCCTTTCGTGGTTCTGGAATGCCGTGTCCCAGGCGTCCGGCGAGGACGCCCACGACATCGTCGAGCCCGCCGCGTCGCTGGCCCTCCCCGTGGGCCACCTGCCGATCCTCGGCACCCTGACCTTCGAGGACGCGCCATGACGTCGACCGAGCCCATCGGCACGGTGGAGGACTACGCCGACGCCCTGGCCGCCCTCCTCCCCCCCGGCCCCTATTGGGAGGGGTTCAGCACCCCCGGAACCCGCGCCCGCGCCCTGCTGCTGGACATGGCCGGTCCCCTGGCCGATGTCGACGCCCGGGCGACCGCCCTGCGCGTCGACCTTAATCCCACGTCGTCGACCGAGACCCTGCCAGACCGGGAGACGGAGGCGGCCCTCCCGGACCCTTGCGTCGGCGCCCTGGCGGAGACGGTGCAGGAGCGGCGGGCGGCGGTGGTGGCCAAATGGGCGGCGCGCGGGGGCCAGACCATCGCCTATTTCCAGGGGCTGGCCGCGGCCCTGGGCTACGAGGTCACGGTGACCGAGTGGCGCCCTTTCGTCGCCGGGATCAGTCGGTGCGGCGACCGACTGAATGGCGGGCAGGAGGTGCGGTTCGTCTGGACCGTGCGCGTCCCCGGCCCCCGGGTGACGCGATTTCGGACGGGGCTTTCGGCGCCGCCCGAGCGGTTGATGACGCTGTCCCGCGCCGTCGACCTCGAATGCAAATTGCGGCATCTCAAACCCGCGCAATCAACCCTAATTTTCAGATATTCCGGAGCCTGACATGGAGTATACCCAGCCCATCGGCGAGGTGGCGGGCGCCCCCTACGTGGACGGCGACCCCATCGCCGACATCCCCGGATCGGCGGTCCCCGCCGCCGCGATCGAGCACCCCATGCGGGAAATCGTGGAGGTGATCACGGCTCTCGGGGGGCTCACTCCCGACGCCGACGACCTCACCCAGTTGCGGCAGTCGATCGCCGCCTACATCGGCCGTCAGGTGCCGAGCGGCTATATCTCGGGGCTCGAAATGTCGCGTCCATCCGCGACGACGGTCGCGGTCGTGCCCGGCGCGGCCGACTGCGGCGGCGTGCTCGCGCGACTGTCGGCCACGGTCACGAAAAACTTGGGCGCCCCATGGTCGTCTGGAGACGGTGGGGGGGGGCTG